GCTGGCGCAGGGAGAGGGCTCGACCCGCAACGACAGCCGTCCGCTTCTTCCCGAGCGTGACCGGCGGTTTTCGAGTGATGAATGGGCTGAGCTGATTTCGCGGACGATGAAGAGCGTTGTTGGGCTCGGCCGGGTGAAGGGCGGTGAATACGCCGGCGACGTCGATCGGTTGGCCAACTTCCGGCGCAATGCGCTGTCGGCCGAGACGTCCATGGAGTTCGTCTGGCGCGTCTACGCGGCGAAGCATTGGGACGCGCTGATGCAGTTGGAGCTCGACATTCGCAACGGGCGGCTGCGGGAGCGCGCCGAGCCGATCGAAGGACGGATCGACGATATGATCACCTATTTGATCTTGTTGAAGGCGATCCTGTCGGAGCGCGGCGTGGCGTGAAGCGTGTCTACAAAACAAAAGGCGCCGACGCCAAGAATTGTCGGGTGACGATTCCGGTCACGCGTCGTCTGCAAAAGGCGCTCGAGGATTTCGCGGCCGAGCGCAAGCTGACGAAGACCGAGGCGGCGCGGATGCTGGTGGAGAAAGGTTTAGGACTCGGATGAGCTCGAAGCGCTGGTTGCAGCTCTTCAACACGTTCATCGCCGACATCCGCATCGTGTCGAAGGAAGTCGTCACGGCTGATGAGCGGGGCGCGCCGCTCGTGCTGTGGGAGAGCCAGAAGCGTTTCATCAACGAAGTGGGCTCCGGTCTCGATCAGGGCGTTCACAAATTCATCTGTCTGAAAAGCCGTCAATTGGGGATCACGACAGTCTCGCTCGCCATTGACTTATTCTGGCTGGCGATGCACCCGAACATCATCGGCTGTCTCGTCACCGACGACGAGAAGAAGCGCGACGCGAATCGGTCTCTGCTGCGTCAGTATGTGCGCTCGTTTCCGGAAGGCTATTTCGGCGAATCGTTCAAGATAAAGGCCGACAACCGTTCGCAGATGCAATTCTCGAACGGCGCGCGGCTGGACCTGCTTGTGGCGGGAACGCGTGACAAAGGGATCAGCTGGGCGGAAGGCGTCGGCTACACGCTGATCCACTGCACCGAAACGAGCGCCTACGGGAATCCGGACGGATTGCGTTCGCTCGAGGAGGGCTTCGCGCAGAAGTCGCCGGCGCGGCTCATGATGATGGAGTCGACGGCCAAGGGCTACAATCATTGGCGGTCGCGCTACTATTCGGCGCTCGAAGATGGGCTGGCCGAGCGCGCCTTTTTCATCGGGTGGTGGGCGTCCGAGCTGAACCGGATTGAGAAGAGCGATCCGCGTTGGAAGATTTACGGAACGTCTCCGCCTTACGGCGTGGAGAAGGAGAAGATCGCTCTCGTCGCGCAGCAATATGGTTGGAAGGTCACGCAGGAGCAATTGGCGTGGGCGCGCTGGAAGGAGAAGGACGCCGGCGACGAGCAGGAGCTGCTCCGGCAGAATCAGCCGTGGACGGCCGAGGAGAGCTTCGTTCAGTCCGGATATAGCTTCTTTCCTTTGCGCGTTGTGAACGCCAAGATCGAGGAGATCAGCCAAAAAGGTCCTTATCCGGAAGGCTACCGCTACAACGTCGACGGAGATTTTTTTGGTTTTCGTTTGGAGAAGCTGGACCCGAAGACGAGCGACATCGACGAGGTCGAGCTGCGGATCTGGGAAGAGCCGCGGCCCAATGGGCGCTATGTGATCGGCATGGACCCGGCTTATGGACGAAACGAGCATGGCGATCGCCATGGAATTTCCGTCTGGCGTTGCTACGCGGACAAGCTCGTGCAGGTCGCTGAATACGCCACGGCCGATGTGCTCACGAAGCATGCGTCTTGGGTGCTTTTCCATCTGTGCGCCGCTTATCGTGATTGCGTGGCCAATGTTGAGCTTGGCGGTCCCGGGCAGCTCGTCATGACGGAGTTCGATCATCTGCGGCAGTTGCTCGCCGCCGAGATGAACCGCGACTCTATCTTGGCGCGTGAGTGGGAGAACGCCGGCGAGAACGTGCGGTGGTATCTCTACCATCGTCCGGATTCGATGGGCGCCGGCTATATGTACAATTTCGAGACGTCGTGGCGCACGAAGCAGCCGCTGATGTACGGGTTCAAAGGCGAGTTCTCGATCGGGGCGCTGGTTATGCGCTCGATCCCGCTGCTGCGTGAAATGACGGTCGTCACTAACGACGACGGCGAGATCGGCGCGCCGGAATCGACCGACGAGGATATGAAGGATGACCGGGTCTTCGCCGCAGCGCTGGCCTGCAAGGCGTGGAAAGATTGGGTCCAGCCTGCTATGCTGTCGGCCGGTGAGACTTATGCGGTCGTCTCGCAGCGTGAGGAAACCGGAGAGACGCCGTTTTCGGGAACGCTGAACCGGATCGTTCACGGCTTTCTGCTGACGCAGGTCGAGAAAGCCGAAGCAGCGAAAGAGGCGGGGCCGCAGCCCGAGCCTTGGCGATCGGAAAGAGGAATTTGATCATGGTGAAACAGCCGCGCAGCTCGACGGAGGCCGTTCAGACGGCGGAGACGATCGACGATTTCGGCGCCGATTTCGACGGTGGAGTGATCGCCATTCCGCCTCTCAGCGACGCCTACCCTTACGACGGCCGCGCCGTGCTGCTGACGGAGGACGGCGTCCGCTTCGTCGCCGCCTATTGGCGCAGGACGCGCGCTTATCGCGGCGGACGGTGGGACGATCAGGCTTTTTGGGCGCATAGGCACACGAAAACGCCTATTCCTTTCACGCCGATCGGCTTCAAGCCGTTCGAAGAAGAGCCGCTTCTGGGTCCGGCGCCGAAGGGAGCGGCGGCATGAGATCCGTAAGCTATGGAATCCCGCGTGGTGTTTGCGATCGAGTCACCATGGCGCAACTTGTTACGCGGGCGCAGGCTGTGGAAGGCGGCGTCACTCCCAGTCATGCTAAATTGCATACCGAAGATTTGGCGTTTTTTGAATCAGATATGCGTATTTTTAGAAAAACGGGGGCCAGTTACACCATTCTTGGGGTTCCGGTTGGGCTCGGTGGTGCTGTTGAGCGGGGGACTGTAACATTTACTTTTGAAGAGATTGAGGCATGACTAAGGCGAATCGCCAAGTTGTTACGCTTGCGAAAGGAGCGGATTGCGTAACTCCGCGAGGTAAGTGGAGCTACGTAGAGAGTGTTAGGCTTAAAAGGGGAAAAGACTGTGTGATGTTGCAACTTGTTTCTCCGGGCGAACTAGACAGGATTAAAGCGGCTCACTCGGAAGTCGTAGGATACCCTACGGTATTCTGCGTCACAGATAGGATTTATGTGTGGCCTCCTGCGTGTAAGAACCTGAGAATGGAATTGGTTGTGCAATGAGCGACAATGTCGTGATGCTTCCGAAGACAGAAACGCTAGAACCGGAAGGTTATCTCCAGCCGCGCAAAGTACGCGTGCATTTTCGTTGTGGTGATTGCGGTCACGAGTGGTCGCGCGTCTACAAATCCGTGCCATCCCGCGACCCGCCTTGTCCTAACAAGACTTGCAGCGAGGCGTCTGAACTCGCCACGCTGCGGCGCGAGAACGAGAACCTGCGGCGCATGCTCGAAGAAGGCCGCGCTCCCGCGCAGATCGGCAAGAACCCGACCGTCAAGGCGGTCGACACGACGGCCGAAATCGTCATGCAGGACTACGGCCTGACCGATCTGCGCGACAATGTTCGGCAAGGCGAGAGTGTCGCGCCGAAACTGCCGCCGCAACAGCAGAAGCAAGCCGATTCTTATTTTTCGCCCGAAGCGGGGCGCGCGGCGGGCATGAACAAGCGGCAGGCGGAATTGTTGAAGCGGCGCGCGATCGCCGGCGCTTTTCGCAATATGGCGGTGGCCCCGACGGCGATCATGCCGGCGGGAGCGCGCGCGCCAGGCCAGCCGGCGCTCGTTCGAGTTGGCACGCAACCGCTCAAGTAGCGATTTTTCGATTTTAGCCCTATAGTCCTTCTTCGGCGCCTATCGGCCGGAGGAGTGAAATATGCGTCATTTTGTCGCAGGTTTGCTGCTGATCGCGGCGACGTCGGCGTGGTCGCAGGAAATGGCGCCGCCGCAGCCGCCAAGCCAGATCGCGACCGACATTAATCAGTTTTTCCCCGACAACACTTCTGGGTTCATCAGTCCCGCCTATCTGCGCGCGGTTCTGCACGTCATGAACGCCTCCGCCGTCAACGATTACGGCAATGTCATCGCGGTTGGGGGGATCACTATCACCGGTCTGACGGGCGTGACGCAATGCCTTCAGGTCAATTCCGCCGGCGTTGTTACGGGCACCGGGACGGGCTGTGGTGGCGGCGGGGGTGGAGGTGGCACGGTCTCATCGGTCGGTGCGACTTTTACAGGTGGTCTCGTTTCGGTTTCCGGCTCGCCGATCGTAACCAGCGGTGTGCTCGGCTTCACCGTCGCGGGAACTTCCGGGGGGATTCCTTACTTCAACAGCGCGTCGTCGTGGGCGTCGAGCGCGGCGCTTGCGGCAAACTCCTTGATGATCGGCGGTGGTCCCGGCGTCGCGCCGAGCACCGTAACGACGGGGCCGAATGTGCTGCTCGCGATCGCGAACACAGCGGGTGGTCCGAATGGACTTGCGAGGTTGAATCCGTCTGGTCTTCTCCCGGCATCGCAGGGCGGTACGGGAATAGGCGCGCTCGGGTCCGGCGTGCCGACGGCGCTCGGAGCGGCGATCGACTCGGCGGGCGGCCTTCCTCTGACGCCGGCGTCGAACTGCGACGGGCCGACCAGCGCTTTGACGTTTACGCCGGGCTCGCCGCTCGGTTGCAACACGCTGGCCGCGATCAGCCCTTCAGCTACCGGAAATATTCCCGTTTATACGTCGAACACCACGATTGGCGGTAGCGGCGCGTTCACGTCTCCGTCGGCGGGGACGATCGAATTGGGCGTGCTTGGCGCAGTTCCCGGTGCCGCAGGATTTGCGGGTTCTGCATCCGGAGCCACACAACTACAGGCGGCCTCTGCGGCGGGCGGCACGG